AGTTATTGAAAACAGGAACAAGGCTTCCAGATGTTTCGGGAACATTAATTGAAAATATTCTTTTAACCCGTACACAACAGGCGATTAGAAATGACATTACCCGTCTTTCTTACTTTGGCAATCAGGCTTCCAACAATCCTAACTACGATTCATTGGATGGATTTTGGACTGTTTATTACCCTCAGTTAGTTGCTGATGATTTGATTCCAAGAACAAACACAGGCTCAGGCTCTGACCTTGTAGCTGGTGATGGCTTTGCAATCCTTCGTGCAATCTACGACCAAGCACCTTTACAGTTAAAAGGTTTACCAGCTAACCAAAAGGTGTTTAATGTAACTGGTTCTGTATATTCTCAACTTCGTGAAGACATCGAAGAAGGCGGTGGTGGTGACTACGGTTTACTCCAGTTGATTAACGGGGTTGAGCAATTTACCTTCCGTGGTGTGCCTGTTGTAGCTCAATGGAGATGGGATGACATCGCAACATCTTTGGGAACAACCAAGCCTCACTATGTGGAATATACAACGCCACAAAATAAGGTTATTGCAACCGACGTGTTGAGTCCTGAGACGGCTTTGGAACTTTGGTACGACCAGAAAGACGAAAAGGTGTATATTAAGGCTCGTTTCAAAATGGGTGTTAATTACATTCACCATTCATTAATCAGCGTAGGCTACTAATACAAGAATCAATGAGTAGTATAACAAGCGGATGGCTTAATCAATGCGTCGATGGAACTTGCGCGGGTGGTATCGGTAAACTTTATATCGCTAATGCGAATCAAGTTACTGGTTTTACTGCTAATTCAAGTGCAGCGGTAACAGCGATTACAATGTCATCAACTGCCTCAGTATTTTACGAGGTGGAATTTAGGGATAATTCGGGAGCATTTACGGAAACGGTAACACAAGACCCAGACACTTTGTCGGTTGCAGTTGAGCAAAGCTTGGTGGGTATTATAAACTGCCGTGACCAAGAGTTAAGAAACCTTATTCAAGACATGGCGGGACAGGCTTGCGGATTGGTTTGTGTACACGTTGAAAATACGGGTAATTATTGGATTTGGGGTGCGGAAACCATTGGCGCAAAGAAAAGACCAGCAAGGCTAACAAGCGCTGAATACCTATGAGCCAAATAAAGAAGACGATTCAAGCAGTACCGAACAGGGCTAACAGAAATTTAAAAAGAAACAATAGCCCTTTATTGGCTTCCGTTACTTTGGATACTTCAAACACCATGTTGGTGCAAGAAGATATTTTCAATGAACCTTCCAGAGAAAGGCTTGATTTCACAGGGGCTAAATGGGTTAGATTCTTTACTCAAAAAGACGACTTTTTAAAAAGTCTTATTGCCATTGTTAACAATTCCCCGACGCTGCGGCGTATCATTGAGGACAAGGTTAACATGGTTGTCGGTGATGGATTTATTCCAATGAAAGGAAAATCTAACACCTTACTTACAACATCGATGAAGGGGGAGGTAATAACTGATGATTCTTTAAATGAGATTGAAGAAGTTATTGGACAAGTTAACTTGCATTCCCAAAACTTACAAGAAGTGCTTGGCTCATTGGCTTTTGATTACGATGCTTTTGGAAATTGCTTTGCAGAGATTGTACGGGGAAAGGTTGGTTCTCAGCCTTTCACCTACATTTATCATGTGCCAGTTTATAACATTGGCATAAGGAAAGCCGAGGCTGACCAAATTATAAGGTCGGTTGGTATTTATGATAATTGGGAAGAAGTGCCACTTACAACCGAGGGCACATATTATGAAAGGGAAGGGTTTAGGGAAATTCCAATTTACCCAGAGTTTAAGAAATTAGAAGACGGAACGGAGCGCTCAATTATCCACGTCAAACAATACGCGGCTGGGTATTTCTACTTTGGTTTACCTGAGTGGATAGGGGCGAAAATGTGGGCTGAGATTGAATACAGAATCCAGCGTTTTAATACAAGCAAGTTTGAAAATGGCTTCATGCCATCGGGAATATTACAATTCTTTGGTTCAATGACATCGGCTGAGGCAAAGAGCCTTGTTGAAGGAATTGAGTCAAAGTTTACAGGAATGGGAAACAACCATAAGTTATTTGTTCAGGTTCTTAGAGATGAAAAATTAAAAGCAAATTGGATTCCAACCTCAAAAGAAAATGAAGGCGAATTTCTAAACCTTCAAAACCTTGCAGCTTCAGCGATTGTGGTTGCTAACCGTTGGTCAAAGTCCCTTGCTGGTTTTGCAACATCGGGGCAACTGGGAACAAACCAACAGATACGCCAAGAGATGGAATACTTGCAAAACACCGTAATTAAGCCACGTCAAAACCTTTTGTTATCAAAGATTATTAACCCTTTCTTAAAAGAAATTGGGCTTTATAATCCAGCATTTACCGACGTATCGTTTGGTATTTCCAACACTTTACCCGTGTCTTTCATGGGTGATGTTGCCGTTGAAGATAACCTTTCATTAAACGAGAAAAGAGAAATATTGGGTTACGCACCCGTAGAAATAGAACAAACAACCCCAACAAATGAGCCAATTAATACAACCGAGTGAAGTAATAGCTGGAGGGGTTGCACGTCCAACACCAGCCGATATAAGACTTGATAAGTCGCTTATTAGCCCACATATTCAAGATGCGGAGTTCCGTTGGATTGTTCCCGCCATTGGCTTAACCTTATATGATTCAATGGTGACAGACAAGGGAAGTTCAACCGCGTTTACATCAACTTCTTATCAGGATATTTGGGATAAACAATTAAAATCCTTTTGCGCCAATGCAGTTCTTTATGAAGCTTCGCCTTACATGGTCATGCAACTTGGTTCAAATGGTTTGTACACTTTAGACAATGAGTATGGGCAAAACGTCGGGGTTGATGGTTTAAAGTTTTATCAAGATACCTTGTTACAAAGGTTGGACGTAAAGAAGAAAAGGATTAAAGATTTGCTTTGCAATTACTCTACACCTTTAACCGCCTTTATTCCAAGCGCTATCGGTTGCCCTGAGTCAACTTGCGATGAACACGAGGAAGAAATAACAGACATTTACAACACTTTAGGCATTGTGCTATGATAGAAAAACCAAAAAAAGAAAGGCGATTCCTCAAGGCATTGGGGCGCGTCGGTGAAATATTATTACAAGAGGTTTTAATCAAAGTCGGGAGTAGTTTAATTAAGAGGATTGGAGGAAAAAAACAAATACCTTCAATTCTTTTTTTATTCCTTTCGATAAGCCTTTACGGTCAATTCCCAATTAATATAAATAAGCAAAGATTAGGTTTCCAGACCACGGCAGACGGTTTGGTTTGGAGGGGTTCATTAAGCGACACCGCAAGCATTCAACCCGTATCAAACCAATATGCGTGGGTTATTCTTGATACCGTTAACCTAAAAATATATTCCTTTGATTTTACTTCAAATGTTTGGGGATTGGTTGGCGGAGGTTCAGCAGCATTTACGCAGCCTATTGACTCTTTATTTTTTAAAACAAGCGTATCCCCTAACAATGTGGACACGGCAAAAATGCGATGGGATTCGGAATTAGGTACAGTGGTTTTAGGAATGTATGATGCCGTGCCCAATGAATTAGGATTTAAAAACTTTTGGTTGGTTAAAAATCAAACAGGCTCAACCATTACAAAAGGAAGCCTTGTTTATGCTAATGGCACGGTTGGAGCAAGTGGAAGAATAACAGTTGCAAAGTTTATAGCCAATGGCACAATAGATGCAAAATTGCTATTAGGAATAACCGCACATGATTTAAGCAACGGTGAGGATGGCTATGTTATTTCCTTTGGCAAGATAAGACAAGTCAACACCGATACCTTTGCGGCTGGTGCAATCCTTTACCCATCTCCAACTACTGCTGGTGTTTGGACGGATGTTGAACCTATTGCTCCAAACATTGATATGCCAATAGGATTTTGTATAAATTCATCGTCAAACAATGGAACTATTGCTATTCGTGTAGCATCGGGTTATAGTTTAAACGAATTGCATAATGTGGCAATTACCTCACCAGTTGAAAAATCAAGTTTATTTTATTCTGATGGATTATGGAGAGATACAACGCCAACACTTTTAGTAAGTGATACGGCTGCTATGTTAGCCAACTATGCAACCAAAGCATACGCAGATACAAGCGGCAGATTTTACGCAAGGCAAGATTTTACCAATGTTTCTTCAAGTACATTGACATGGACACAATCAGACACATTAGTAGTTGGTGGTACGGGAGTAGTGCAAGTTTACCGTAATGGACAAATATTGTTACCAACCCAATATACGATACCAACCAATGCCTCCGTGGTTATCGGTTCAACTGCTTATAAAATAGGTGAAAATTATACGGTAATTTTTCCCCGTGGTGGCGGTGCTGGTTCGGGTGGTTCGGGTTCACTAACCTCAATTTCTGGTGGCACAGGAATAATTGTTAATCCAAATCCAATCACAACCACAGGCACGGTTTCGGCTGATACCTCATTTTTATTTACTCAATCCGATACTTTAAGCCTTAATTTAACTTCCAGATTTGCCTTAAAATTAAATGCAGCGGACACGGCTTCATTATCTACAAGGATAGATGCAAAAGGAACGGGCACGGTAACAAGTGTTGGCTCAGGCTTCGGCTTGCTTGGTGGAACAATCACCACGACGGGAACTTTGCGTTTAGATACGTCAACCATTTACGCAAGGTTGCAAGATTCAATCGATGTTGCCATTGGTGGCGATACCATAAAGATTTTAAAACAAGAATATCAACCAGCCTTATCAAGTGTTTTGACATGGACAATTACGCCTAAATTCCCCATTCAATTAAAGGCGTATATTTTGGTTTTTAGGAATGGACAACTATTGAATAATGACCAATATAATTTAACTGACACAAATAAGATTACCATTGTTTCAACCTCATTTAAAACAGGTGCAAATTACACGGTCGCAACGGTTAGCGGCATTGGTTCTGTTGGTTCGGCTCAAGCTGGAAACCCTGTCTACCCTGAGGCTGGTATTGCCTTGTCAACGGGTTCAACGTGGGCTTCATCTATTCCTAATAATTCGGCTAATTGGAACACGGCTTACAATGACAAAGTAAATAGCTTAGCGGTAACGGGAACAACAACCAAAACCATTACTTTGACCCAGCAAGACGGAGGCACGGTTTCGGGTAATTTTGCGGATAACGGCTCGGTAACAAGTGTTGACATGACCGTACCAACGGGTTTAGCTATTTCGGGACAACCAATAACAACATCAGGAACATTGGCGTTAAGCTATGCTTCGGGTTATGCCATACCAACAGACATAAAACAAAACGAATGGAATACGGCGTATAATGACAAGATAAACAATGCAGTTTTCACGGGAACAGATACAAAAACATTAACTTTAACCCAGTTAGACGGTGGAACATTTACACCAACCTTTAACGATTTGCAAGGGGTGACAGGTTCAGGAACAATAGGTTTTATTCCAAAATTTAGCACAACGACCGAGGTAACCAATTCTGTCATTCAAGAAAGCAGCGGAAATATTGGCATAGGTGTAGCCCCAACGTCAAACTTGGAATTAGCGAAAGGTAAATTTATTACATTAAATAGTAGTGGTTCACCTTTTCAAGATTCTTCTGGTATAATGCTATACGAAGTAGGTACTAAAACTGCAAATGATATAAATTTTGGTGCAAAAATTATGTATAATGGAGATTCAGATAATTTTGAAATTAAAATGAAAAATTTTAATGGAACAACTTTATTTAATCCTCCCGTATCAATATCAATTCCTCGTGTAACTGGCAATGTTAATATAGGAACATCTCTTGCGGTGACAGGCGCAATAACCGAAGGCGGCAACAATGTTTTAACCAACCTTGACACGGTGAGCCTAAGTAATCGTATTGATGCAAAATTAAATAAAACGGATACGGCTACAA